GCGAAGTGTAAACTCAGAGCTACTCTCCACAGCCTGCATAAACTCGTCGGTGAAGCGAATGGAGATGTTGGCACCCGTCACCTTCTTCAGGTCACGCTTGATGTCGATGAAAGTCTCAATCTCTGGGTGTCGACAGTCAATGGTGAGCATGAGGGCACCACGTCGTCCTCCCTGCGCAACTTCACGGGTGGAGTTAGAGAACCTCTCCATGAAGACACCGATTCCGTCGGTGGTGCGGGCTGCATTTGAAGTGAACTGGCCCTTGGGACGGATCTTAGAGACATCCATGCCCACGCCGCCTCGACGCTTCATGATCTGGACTTGCTCCTGATCAGAGAAGAGGATGCCAGCGTAAGAGTCATGTGGCTGTTCTATCACGAAGCAGTTTGAGAGAGACTGGATCTGGTATGGATTACCAATGCCAGACAGAGGTGAACCCTGCGGGACAATCTTCTTAAACCCGTCTAGGAGATCAAAGATCTGATCCTCAGACATAGGGTTAGGATACTTCGCCTCAATCCGCGCGAACTCCCTTGCTAGGCGTCTGTGTGTCTCATCAGGTGTTCTCTCGAGACGATTACCTTTTAGATCTCGAAGAGCATACTTCCCAAAAACATCTGCTGCAAGATCGTCACCGCCAAAGTATTCCTTAAGAGAATCATTGAGAGACTCGTTACCCATTCCGCACTCCTATTGTCATGCCAAGTTCAGATAGAATAGCCCTATTGCTACTTGTCGTTTATCTCTTTCCACTTCTTCTTGAGAAGAGCCTTCATGTCTGACGAGTCTGATTCCATCGCGTCATTGAGGCTGATCTCTTCTGCATTCTCGAGAAGAGTGAATTTTGACATGGAAGTATCTATCCGCATGGGATAGAGAATGCCATCTCTTCCTGCTCGATTCTTTGCGACAAAGATTCGACCAACACCTACAGACTTCTCTGCAGCCTTTCGACTAAGGCTCAAAACGACGTCGGCGACCATTGCTTTTCCGTAAGCCTCAGACATATTCTCAAGTCCAACAACCTCAGAGTTTGCAGAGTCACGGTTTGCCTGGGATGCAGTCCAGATAGGAATCTTCATCTCCATTGCCATGTTACGAAGCTCTTCGTAGATGAGCTTAAGTTCATGCCGAAGCGAGTCAAACTTTCGGCTTGATCTCATGATGTCAGCGTAGTCAATCATGATGACGTCAGGAGTGAAACCCTTGAGAAGAAGCTTCTCAATGTGATTCCGCAGAGTCATAACAGACGCTGATCCTGTAGGGTACTCCTTGATAATCAGGCGCCCTAGATCAACTCCTTTATAGTATTTGATGATCTCATCCTTCCTGTCGCAGACCTCGTTAGAGGGAATTGAGCAGAGATTTGAGTCATACCTGATACCGACAGCTGTCTCTGATAGTTCGAAGGTGTAGTGGAGTACGTTCTTGCCACGTCTAATTGCTTCACAGCCAAGGTTGACAAGCATGTGAGACTTACCGACGCCGGTGTTCGCGATGATGACACCGATCTCACCGGACCCTAGTCCACCATTCAGAACATCAGACTTATCAAGCAACTCCATTCCTGTCGGGATGGTAATGCGCCTGATCTTCATGAAGCGAGTTTCACAGTCTGCAAAGAAGTCATGCCCGATGGACTGTGGTGTTCCAACACTCAGAGCATGCCTCATGAGATCGATGACAGGATCCATGTTGTCAGTAGCGATGAGATCAACCGCTTTCTCAAGAGCATCCTTCATCGCCTGCTTCTTGCAGAAGTCAAGTGTCTTATCCTTGATGTACTGCAGATCTCCGACGTCAGGATTTGTACGAATTCTCTGCAGAAAGTCTACAATCTGATCTCTGAGAAGCGCGTCCTTACCTTCGCGGAGATCATCTCGAATGATCGAGATCAGAAGCTGTAGTGTCGGGAAATCCTTGTACTTGGTGTAGTATGAGAAGTACTTCTCTGTTAGAAACTCGAGATACTTGAGTTCGAAGTAGGATGGCGTCATCACTTCTGCCATCTGTGCTGACCATGTCCTATCGGTTAGCAGCGACTGGAAGATCTTTTCCTGAAACTGCTTACCGTACTGCTTGAACAGGGCTTCATGCTCGACCATTACAGGACTCCAACGTGATTGAGTGAGGCGAAAAACCGATCAATGTCGTATGTCTGGATTCCTTCCCGCAGCAGAATCCTAATACACTGCATTTTATTCCTGGCTGACTGGTAGTTTTCAACTATATCGTTTACTTTTTTAACTTGGCTAGCCGCGATGTTTGAGACATCGAGATGAACAAGTTTCCAGTTGCGCCTAATGATACCCTCATTCTCAACCAGCGCTTTGTACGCCTTAGGTGCGTTGCTGCCTGTTGCATTTTCCTTCGCGAGTGCTATAACATCATCAATCGATGCGTCAACTTTCTCCAGCAGCAACGGGATGCGCTTGGAAGCTGTCTTGAAGCCGAACCCAGGAACACCCTTGATGTTATCAGAGTCATCGCCGCAGATTGACTTCATGAGTGCAAAGTTCTCAGGTAGGGAACCGCACTCCTTCTCAACGACAGACCTGTCGATGATCTTCCTGCTGCCAAGCGTGTAGATCCTAATGTTGTTCCGCGTGAGAAGCTGGTAATAGTCCTTGTCAGACGACAAGATTGTCACATCGTCTTCCCTGAGTGTATTCTTTGCGAGATAGCCAATCACATCGTCTGCTTCACAGTCTGAGACGTAGATCTGGCAGACAGGTGTGTTCTTGAGTATCTCAACCAGCAGCCTGACCTGATAGTCTCTGTTCTGAGTCGTGTTAGGAATCTCTGTTGATTCATAGAATCTATTGAGCTTTTGAGGCCGTCTGTTCGCCTTGTAATCAGGGTAAATAGCTCTCCTGCGCGGAGAACCGCCACCTTCCCAGGCGACGTAGACCCTATCAGGCCTGAACATGTCAACGACGTGCTGGATTGTGTTCAAAGAGCCTACCACCCCTCCAACGTAGTTACCCGCTGTAGAGGTGGTAGGATTTGCGGTAAACCCGCGGATGAACAAGTTCATACCATCCACGAGTAATATCCGTCTAGGCGGCATCAGGACTCATAACATGATCTCGTAGTGCCCTTATCTCTTCGTAGGACTCAGGATCGATGTCAACATCGTCCGCAGTGACAGAGGTTCTAATGAGGCACTTCTCAAGCATGCCATCGATCCAGGTCTTATAGACGGGATCTTTCCACATATCACCGAAATCTGGCTTGTGGAACTTCTTGTCAATGATCACCTCACTGGCTTCGTTCACAACCTTGATAGACTTCCAAGCACCTGCTCCCTCAACAGTCACCTGGTGATTGTTGACCATGTCAGGACCGTGCTCTCGTAGGACGTCGAACACTTCCTCGTGTTCCTCGATACCTCTCCCGAAGATGATTCTAAAATCAACCTTGCGGAAGGGCGGCGCAACCTTGTTCTTGATGGTCTTTGCCCATACATGGATGCCGATGACCTCACCCTGCTTGTTCTCAATCTGCTGTCCAGCACCTAGCTTGAGACGGACCGAAGCGTGGAATGGAATCGCCATGCCGCCAGGTGTCGTCGTCGGGTCACCGTGCATAACACCGATCTTCGTGCGAATCTGGTTGAGGATTACGAAGAGCACGTTCTGGTCACCGATGACACCAGTGATCTTGCGCATGCCCTTTGAGATCGCTCGAGCTTGAAGACCAATAGTATCCTTGTCGTAAGCACCTTCAAGCTCAGCCTTAGGAGAGCTTGCAGCGACTGAGTCCCACACGATCGTGATAGGAACATTCTTCTGCATCGCCTTAGCCTTCAAGATCGTCTTCTCAGCGATGTCAAGCACTTCCTCAGTGCAGTGTGTATCGACATAGACGAATCTCTTAGAGACATCAACTCCAAGCGCTGCGAGATTCTCGACTGATGTACCGTTCTCAGTGTCGATGTAGACAACGATTCCACCCATATGCTGGGTTGAACGGGCTATCTGAGTCGCGATGTGAGACTTGCCAATTGATGGCGGACCAAAGATCTCGATGATTCTGCCTTCAGGCAGACCACCGTTGGCGCGATTAGAGACGACGAGATCAAGCTGCTTTGACCCGCTCGAGATCCAGCGCTTCACGTGGGTTGGTGAGGTATCGACTGAAAGATTGTAAGCGATACGAGATCCGTGATCCTTGTTGAGTGATGAGATGAGTTCAGTGGTGAAGTCATCTGCCTGGGCATCTGTCATAATCTTAGGTTTTGCCATCTTATCTCCTTTTCAATATTAAGCAGTAAGTGAAATCTTTACACAAGTCAGGCGTAGGTTTCCCTACGCCTGCTGTGACTATGTGTTAGTCGTCCATGAGATCGGAGAACGCATCGTCAAGTGAACGGTGCTCCTTGGAAGGAGCACGATCACGGGTGCTACGGGGCGCTTCGTCATCCGTGGATGCGGGAGCCTTGCCGCCCTTCTCAGTTCCATCACCAGACTCAGCACCGCCAGCAATCCAGTCATTAACGATCTTGGAAAGCTCTTCGAAGGACTTGGTCTCGAACATCGTGTTGGGGTCAGGGACAGAATCAATCCACTTCTTCGCCTGTGCAGCGTTGCTGTGGAGTGCACTGTTCTTACCCTTTGGCATCACAGCTGTCTCAGCGTACTTCTTGCCAGCAGGACGGTTGCATGTGATCTTAACATCGCGGCCATCGTAAGGGTCGGTGATGTCTCCGTAGTCCTCGTCGAGGATGATGCCTAGAATGGTCTGGTAGACCTGCTTACCGAATGACCAGATCTGGACACCCTTGTCTTCCTCACCTCGAACGATGACAGGAGCATAGCAACGCATCTTAGCGTAGAGCTTCTTAGCAAGCTCGTAAGACTCCTTGGAGCCATCCTCACGAAGCTTGTTGATCAGCTCTTGGATCGGATCGGGCTTGCCAAACTGGTAGGGAGCAAGAAGACCGGGATTGTTACCGATGTTGTAGTAGAACCAGAAGTCCTTGAAAGGCTGGCCTTCATTGTTGGGAAAGCTTAGGAGGCGGATGGTGTACTCTTCACCTTCCTTAGGCTTCCAGTTCATGTTGCCGCGCCTGTTGTTGCCACTCAGGGCACCAAACTTCTTCTTGATTGCTTCGATGTCAATAGCCATTTTTTACTCCAGTTAAAATGCAAGATCTAGTACCGTTTCTTAGAGATTTAAGAATTAGCTACCAGTATTGCCATGGGATAGTATCCCACGAAGGTAAGGGTTTTCAATAAAGTTGAAATTAATCTGTAAGTGCTTTTATGAGAGATCTACGACCTCTCACGATGTATCTAGCCGACTCGTCAATCTCATCAATGTGAGATCCTCCGAACGACTTTGCTGCTGTCTTCTCAAAATCATTGCGCCTCGATGGCGTCTTAAAGTCTGACATCGGGCCAGTGAACCCTGCTATACCGCCCACGCCCGAGGCTTCCTTCTTAAACTTCCGCTTCTTGCGCTTGATCTCCTGCAGTGACTGATCGCCGTATAGATCTTCATTTCCGTTATCATCGAGATTGACTGCGCTGTACATCTCGCCAGCACGCTTTATCATCTTCAGGAATGAGTCGTAAGTGATGTTGGAGTCAATCTGCACCAAACCTTTTAGTACCATAGATCTAATAGGTGATGGAAGACCTGCGAAGAACTTAGCGATGCTTGGTATGACATCTTCGTAGTCTGTGACCATTGTAGTCATGAGGGCTGCTGAGGTTGTGGCGACTGATCCAACAAGTGCAACCAGGGGATTTGCCATCCCAGCGCCAGCGAGAGTGTCTGACATCAGTATCAGGGAGACTGCTATGTCCTTGAAGTTGCCGAACATCTTCTCAAGCTCATCGCGCAACTTCACCTTGTCTGAGAGGTAGGCATCTTGAACGTCAGCAAGACCTTGCTTAAATTTTGCATCATCTTCACTCAGAAGGGATATGAGGTCATCATCCACACCGATGTCTGAGAGGATGTCGTTAAGCTTCTCTATGTTACCTTTGATCTGTCTGTAGTTGTAGTACGAAGATGCTGTTCCGTAGATAACGTCTAGACCAGGGATGGCACCGATTGTCGCAGTAGCAGCACCTGCATATGGAACCCTTGAAAGAGCAGCACCAATCTGGGGCGCTGTCTTAGCAGCAAGCTTGTAGAGAGGTCTTGCTGCACCTAGAGCTGATCCTGCAAAGTCAGCGACTGAAGAAGCAGCCTGAGTCAGATCATCGATGAACGACTCATTGATCTCATTCCCCTCATTGAGGAGACTCATAGATAGCGATGGTCTTCCCATTCCAAGCCTGTTCATTCTACCCTCCGGTATCCGCTTCATACCTGCAAAATAGATAGGCAGCTTCCGAGTTCTCATCCCGAGCAATCCGTCTTCTAGCTCTAGATCTGGATCAACATCTGGCGCTTGATCAGGGAACATCTCGTGGTAAGCGAGTTCAGCGTCATCCTCACGCCCCTTGTTCACTCTTGAGAGTCTTGAGGAGAAATTAGAATCGGCAGACTGTGTGGGAGAACCCATGTCTCCTGTGAGATAGGGCCTCTTTGGTCTGCCGATCTTCTGTTGAAATCCATCACCGCCGCCGATCGCGCCTAATACTGGTATTCCAATACCGCGTCCTGATCTATTAGTTGAGTCTTTTCTGTTGGGCACATGCTAAATATTACGCTTCTCTTCCATCGCAGCTAGAGTTTGCGCAATATTGAAGAGCATTGATAATTTTGTCTCACCGCCGCCGTAGAAGCGATTCTCCTCAAGGCCTTGCCCACCCGATGTCATGATTGTAACGAACTCATCAGGTTCAAGAGCGATGCCAAAACTTTGAAGGACGTAGAGAGACCTGTGGGGGAATGTCATCTTCTGGATGTTAGGATTGTATGTGTAGAGTTGCCCACGCTCCCTGTGCCATGATGACTCCTGCTCAAGGAAGTAGGGCTTCCCTGATGGGTCGCCAATCTTGCCGATGTCATGAAAGAGGCAGACAGTCGCAAGGGACTCAGGATTAACCTCAATCGCAGATGACTTAGCGACATTCTTCGCGTGCTTCAGGACAAGCAGTGAGTGATAGATAAGACCTCCGGGTGCCGCTGTCCACCAGTCGTCTCGATCCTTGTATGGAGTGATGATTATCTGCTCACCACACTTGTCAAGGAGATCCTTGACGCCAGTCTTGCTGCCAATTGAGAGAGCCAGCTTCTGGTAGATCTCCCAGTTCTTCTCAATGTTCGAGACGTTCACATGACCTCCTTGACCTTTGAGTCTATCTTTCCGATTCCTTGAACTTCGACGCCAGCGTCAACAATCGATTCTATCGATTGAAGATCATCCTTTTCACAGGTGAATACCATCGCATCATGGATGATGAACTTGGGTGACATCTTGCGACCTGATGCTTCATAGAGATTCCAGAAGAAGATTAGTGAGACATCAACACCTGATGACTGAAGAAAGTGATTGACAAGAGGAGAAGTCAGATCAGATCTAATTCTCTTACCAAAGTGATTCTCTATGAATCCACCTGCAGCTTGCTTCTTTAGACGCTGGAGTAGTGTGGGTATGTTGAAGTAAGATCGAACCTCTCCTAGAATTCTCTTTGCATCGCTTCCTACAGGAATCTTCTGAGCAAGCTTATCAGCTGACATACCGTACATTGCACAGATCGTCGCAAGCTTGACAACATCACGCGTCACATCACCTCTGAAGACGTTCTTGCTGATGTGCTCGTAGATGTCTCTCTTTGGCTGCTGTCCATCAATTAGCAGGCAAATACGAGGTTCTAGGGAGATGATATCAACCTGCTTGATACAGCGTGAATCTGACTCTGGGATGAGAATATCCCTGAATACCTTCTTGAGCCTGAGGATATCTGGTCCAGACTTAACAGTCGTTCTTCCTGTCACGGAAGCGAATCTGTCATAGCGAGTGACAGCTGACCTGGTGAAAGTCTGCAGTGTCGACTTGTTGCCAGGATCAATATCAGATTCAAGATGCGACCGCAATGTGTCCATGTTGACATCACACTGTGTCAGTTCCTGTAGTATCTGATTTCCAAGCGGAAACACTTGCGTTTCGTATGAAGAAGCAGACTGGTAAGCTTCTGTGCAGAAGTCAACGTAAGACTTCGCAAACTTCTTGAACTCTTCTGGAGGCAGGATCTTCTGCCAAGCAGGACTCTCTGCGTTGAGAGAGTTTAGGGCATTCAAGTATCTCGATGCAGGCCTGGGTAGATCCTTTCCCTGGTATCTTGCAAGATCTCTTATCGACCAAACTCTACCATGCGTGCACCAGTCTGCATGGGAGTCTGACCAAGTGAAAGACTCACCTGGGACGATATGAAGATTTCTGCTTGTTCCTAGATCACTCTTGCATACACAGATTTTCATAC